GCTTCGGTGCGCGGCCTGCAAACAGGTCGAGCGGAACCGCGCGACGCGCCGGCACGCGGAGCTGCATCACGCGCAGATCCTCGAGAAGTCGCGCGCCTACTATCGCGACAGCGAAGAGGTCCGGCGGCGGCAGAACGAGTACAAGAAGGCCTGGCGGAAGGCGCACCCGGAGAAGGTGCGCGAGCAGAAGCGGCGCTACGTCGAGCGGCACCGCGCGGATCCGGACAGCAAGTACAACCGCTATCACGCGAAGTATCGGAAGCGGCATCACGAGTACCACCGCACGGCCATGCGGCAGCGCTATCGCGTTCACCACGAGGCGCCGGTGTCCGGTCGGTGCACGAAGTGCGGAAGGCCGACGCGGTGGACGCCGATCCCCGGCGTGCCGGCTCGGCCCTGGTCGAAATGCAACCGGTGTGTGTGGCCGTGCGAGCGCCGGGCCCGTCGGCGCCGGCGCGCCGTGGCCATGCGCGCGATCGCGCTCGCCGAGCCTACGAAGCCCGTGCGCATCGTACCACCCAAGGCGCCGGCGCGTCGCGGTCCTGGGTTCGAACGCCTCTGCATCACCCTGGGCTGCGACGTCGTGGTCACCCACCGGAAGAAGAAGTGCTCACGCTGTCGCGAACGCGATCGCCAGCTCGCGGCAGCCAAGCTCGAGCCATACCGCGGCCGCGGGCGTCGTGCCGATCTCGATCAACAGGAGCGCGTGGCCTGATGGCGGAGCTCACCTGGCTGCCGTACGACCTCGAGGAGTGGGAGACTCGAACGCGCGAGCTCTCGCTCGACGAGGAGGGCGCGCTGATGCGTCTCCTGCGGCACGCCTGGGAGGCGGAGGAATTCGGCACGATCGCCGACAGCGAGTCGACGTTCGACCGGATCCTCGGGTCGCGGTGGAAGAAGCTGCTGCCGCTCATTCGCGCGCACTTCACGCCGGTCGCCGATCGACCAGGCCGCCTGCGTTGCGACTGGTTCGTCGCGATGCACGACCGGCAGCTGGCGAAGCATCGCAGCTACCAGGAGCGCGGCGGGAAGGGTGGGCGACCTCGAAAGCTGCCGGAAAGCTCAGCTTTGACGGAGCCACCACAACCCGAAAGCTCAGCTATTAGCTCAGCTTTCCAAAAAGCGCGAAAACGGAAAGCAGGAAAAAAAGCTGACTCGCGCGAGAATACTACAGAGACTAAAAGCTGTGGGTCTTTACAGACCCACACAGCTTTTAGTCCGCCTGCAGACGCGCTTGCGCTTGAAGCCGCGCGCGCTGCCGGCGAGCCGCCGCCCGGGAAAACACCGGGCACGCGCCGCGAGCAGGACGACCTCGATCGCGCCTCGCCGGCGGAGGTGGAGGCGGCCGAGGCCTATGTGGCGGCGCATCCGGAGATCGCTGCGTCGATCGACGCGCAGCTCGGCGTCGACGCGCCGGCTCCTCCTCTCAAGCAGGGCTGGTTTCACGATCGCCGCCTGCAGCAGGTCACTGCTCGCGTCATTCGCCGCGGCCTCGTGCTCGCCGCGTACCGGGCTCGATCGCCGGTTGAGGCTCCGGCATGACCGCGGTCTCGTTCCCTCCGGATCCGAACGCGCCGGGCCCGCTGGAGCTGTCCTGGGCGGCGTTCGGCGACGTGATCGACGCGCCAGCGATCGACGGCCGCACGGAGCCGTATTTCGTGCTGCACACGTGCGGTCTGCTCGTCGGGAAGGCGTTTCTGTGCATCACCTGCCGCCGGTCACTGGCGAACCTCGGTCAGCTTGAGATGCACCTCGAGCCCGGCGGCCGGCATCACGTCGTCGCCTGGTGCCCGATGCACCGCACGTACGAGGCGCCGGATCCGACGCAGGTCGGCCACCTCGGCGTCAGCGGACCGGGAGGTTTATGGCCGATGCTCTGAACGGCGTCGAGCTCGGCCCCAACTCGCCACTCCGCGCGCGCCGGCGCCGGTACATCGGCCCTTCTGAGGCTGACGATCAGAAGGCGTTGCTTGAGCTGCTCGTCGGCCCAGTAAAGAAGGGCGAGCCGCGCACGCAGGGCGCCGGGATGACGACGCGCTTCCCCGAGCTCGCGCTGCTTTACGCCATCAACCCGAACAAGGGCGGCCAGAATAGCCGCGCCGCGCGGGGAATCGCCAAGGCGATGGGCATCCTCTCGGCGATGCCGGATCTGCATCTCCCTGTCGCGCGATCGCCGTACATCGGCCTGTACGTGGAGATGAAGCGGCTCGGCGGCCGCGCGACGGTCGAGCAGCTCGCGCTCCACGAGCAGCTGCGCGCCGAGGGGCATCGCGTCGACGTCTGCGGCGGCGTCCAGGAAGGGTTGAACGCCTTCCTCAACTATCTCGCGCGGCCAGCGACTTTCGGGCCGGAATATCGGCCTCTGTGACCAAACGCAGGTCGCTGACCCCGCGCGAGTCGGAGATCGCAGAACTGGTCTCGGACGACCTCACGGACAAGGAGATCGCGAGCATCCTGCGGGTCTCGATCCGCACGGTGCAGGAACATCTGGACCGCATCGCGGACAAGGTTGGCGCCCGCCGATCGCCGAAATCTCGCCGTCGTGCGATCCGCGCGTGGTATTCTGTGCACGTTCGCTCTCTGAAACGTGTCCGTAGAATTACGGACGCGCGAGAAGTGCCGAATTCAAGTATTGTCAAGGCGTGAAAACGCGATTGGCCAGAGTGTCGCGGGCGGAGCCGAATCGGCTGCCGCCCGCTCTGTTTTCAGTGGAGCTGTGCGCCCGTTGCCGGCGCGAAACGCTGCCAAAGCGCAAGCGGTCGTCCATCGTCCGGGATTCGCTGCGCGCGCCGGCGAAGGGTATGACGAAGAAGCCGACGCCCGCGGATCTTCGAGCAGAACGTGTTCGGTCTCGCAAGGAGAAGAAGCGCTCTCTGCGGTCGCTGACGCGAGAGGTCGGGATCCTCGGCGCCATCAAGCTGTCACTCGACGGGCGCCAGCTGCGGGCAATTGTACCCATCTCCGAGAACTGCCAGCGCTGCCTCAAGCGACGGAAGCGCATCGCGTGAGCGACCACAAGGAGCGGTATGACCGTGGCGAGCTCGCGACAACGAGCGGCCGCGAGCCGAAGCACTTCGACTCGCCGGCGCCGGATCCCGAGATCATCGAGACCGGCAGCGCGCGCGGGCAGCACAAGGACTACTGGGTGCTAAGCGAAGCAGAGCGCGCGAAGGGCTTCGTCCGCCCGGTACGAAGCGCCTACGTGCACGTCGGAGCGCCGGAGCCGGAGTACCCGCTTCGCGACCTCACCGACGACGAGCACGCGAGGTATGACAAGTTCGGCTATATCAAATACGAGGAGTATCCGAAGCCGAAGCCCGACGGATCGTCTGCAGTCGGCAGCTTCTGGACGCAAGCGCGACTTGACCGGATCGGCACGGGCTGTCGCGCGGTGACGACGATGGGCCGCGACCTCGCCGAGACGTACGCGCGAAATCCGAGTTTCTACGGCTCGACGTTCTGCGTGCATTGCGGCACCCATTTGCCAGTCGGCAAGCAAGGAGAGTTCCTCTGGGATGGCACGAACGAGCGAGTAGGCACGTGAAAGGATACGCCGACCTCGCCGATCTGCCGGAGGACGACCGCATCACCTCGATCGGGAAGACGGCGGCTGCCGGGAACGTCGTCGGCGTTGTCGTCGACGATGACGCGAAGGCCGATCGCTACATCAAGAAGCTCTCTCGGCGCTTCCCCAATGTCCGCGTCATCGATCGCGGCGCCGGCCCGGTCGCCGGAACAGTACTGGTGCGTGTCGGTCCGGCCGAGGGATCCCTGTCGTAATGAGTCGTCGCGGCACCAAGCGCGGCGCATCGCGCGGCGTTCAGCGTTCGCTCGGCTGGGGCGCAGGCGATCAATCGCCGGCGAAAGTCAAGAACGAAGCGCCGTGCGTAGCCTGTGGACAGCCGCTCGAGTTCAACGTGCCGGATCCGCTCGGCATTGGTCGATCGATGCAACGCTGCAGCAACCGGAGCTGCGTCGATCGACACGCGCGGCCACTCGTCTGCGTCGACCCGCGCCATGCCCACACGACCGCGTCACCCGTGTAACTGGCCACGCTGCCATGAGCTTACACACGAGCGCTATTGCTCGACACACGCGGCCGAGACTCGGCGAGCGGACGACCAGCGCCGGGGGAACTCGACGGCACGGCTCTACGACTCACGCTGGCGCCGCGCCGCGAAAGCCTTCTTGCGTGAGCATCCCCTCTGTACGTGCGATGAATGCGCGCGCGAGCGACGCATCACGCCGGCGGACACGGTCGACCACGACCCGCCTCACCGCGGCGATCCCGTACGGTTCTGGGATCGATCGACGTGGCGCGCGATGGCTCACGATCACCATTCGCGTAAGACGGCCCTCGACGATGGTGGATTCGGCCGGCTGCAGAGAGGCAAGGGGTAGCGGGTTGAATTCTTTCAGGCCCCCCCCTTCAGCGACCGTGTGGTCAGTCAAACGCGTGCGCGCGCGAAATGAAATGCGTTTTCGCCAAACGACCCTCACTGCGGTCGGCTGACCGAAAACCCGACACAAATGCCCGGTCGAAAACGAAAGCCAACGGCGATCCGGATCGTCGAGGGGAACGCCGGTCATCGGCCCCTCAACACGCGGGAGCCGCGGCCGGACCGCGGGGTGCCACCATGCCCGAAGCACCTCTCAAAACGCGCCAAGCAGGTGTACCGGAAGGTGGGCAAGTTGCTCGACGAGGTCGGCGTCATCACGAAGGCCGACGGCCTCGCGCTCGAGCTGCTCGTATCAGCGTACGACGAATATCGCGACGCGCGCGACCTCATTCAGGACCGGGCGAGCGACAAGAAGTTCGAGGATGGGCAGGTCGCCGAGACGAAAGACGGCCTGGTGTACGAGACGTTCACGAACAACGGCGCGATCTACCGGCCACATCCGGCGAACGCGATCGCGACGAACGCCTGGCGACGCACGCATGCCATGCTGACCGAATTCGGCCTGACCCCGGCGTCGCGCGTGAAGGTGAGCAGTCTCGAGGACGAGAACGCCGAGGATCCGCTCGAGGCGTTCCTTGCCGGAGGATCGGGCCGTAAGCAAGCCTGAGACGCTCCGGCGAGCTGCAGCGGACGGCACGACGCCGCCCGAGCCGCCGCGGACGAGACCTCGCGCGCGCCGGAAACGTGGCGGTGGCGGGTCCATCAACGACTCGGCCACTCGGTACGCGCGCGGGGTCGCCGCCGGCGACATCGTGGCTGGTCGTCCGGTCCGCCTTGCATGCGAGCGGCATCTGCGCGACCTCGAGACCGGCCACCAGCGGGGACTTGTCTGGGATGCGCTTGCGGCCGAGCGCGCGATCCAGTTCTTCACCTTTCTGACGCTCGCAGAGGGCGAACACGCCGGCCGGCCGTTCATCCTGCAGCCGTTTCAGTGCTTCATCGTCGGGTCGATCTTCGGCTGGAAAGGCGTGGACGGCTACCGGCGGTTCCGCACGTCGTACACCGAAATCGGGAAGGGGAACGGCAAGTCGCCCATGGCCGCGGGTGTCGGGATCGAGGGGCTCGTCGCCGATGGTGAGCGCGGCGCGGAGATCTACGCCGCCGCGGTGGGTCGCGACCAGGCGAAGATCGTCTTCCGCGACGCCGACGCGATGGTCGAAGCCTCGAAGCTGCTCGCGAGTCGGGTCGTGCAACGCGTGAACAATCTCTCGGTGACGCGGACGCGGTCGTTCTTCCGCCCGGTCTCGAGCGAGCACCGCGGCCTCGATGGTAAGCGCGTGCACATGGCGATCATCGACGAGCTGCACGAGCACCCGACCGCGATCGTCGTCGACAAGATGAGCGCCGGAACGAAGGGTCGCCGGCAGCCGCTCATCTTCGAGATCACCAACAGCGGCTACGATCGGACGTCGGTGTGTTGGCAGCATCACGAGTACTCGATGCGCGTCCTCGAGGGGACAATCGTCGACGACTCGTGGTTCGCGTACGTCTGCAGTCTCGATGCGTGTGAGAAGTGCCGGACAGAAGGGAAGACGCAACCGAGCGAGACTTGCGCGACGTGCGATGATTGGCGCGACGAGCGCGTGTGGGTCAAGGCGAACCCCAACCTCGGCGTCAGCGTCACGACGAAGTACTTGCGCCAGCAGGTGACCGAGGCGCAGGGCATGCCCGCCAAGGCGGGCATCGTCAAGCGCCTCAACTTCTGCATCTGGACGCAGCAGGTGAGCCGCTGGCTCGATATCGAGCTCTGGAACCTGGGCGGCGCCGGCGGGGCGATCGACGAGTTGCAGCTGCTGGGTCGCGACGCGTACTTCAGCCTCGATCTGTCGACGACGTCGGACATCGCCGCTGGGTGCGCGGTGTTCCCGTCAACGGCCGAGGAGCGCGCCGCCGGCTCGAAGCGCTTCCGGGCGATCTGGCGGTTCTGGCTGCCGGAGGGCACGCTGCGCCTCCGGACCGAGCGGGAACAGCAGATGATCCAGCGCTGGGTCGACGCCGGCTTCATCAAGCTCACGACCGGCAACGTCGTCGACTACGACGTCATCCGCGAGGATGTGAAGGCGTTCGGCGAGACGTACGTGATCAGAGAGTGCGCCTACGATCCGTGGAACGCGACGCAGCTCGCGACGCAGCTCGAGGGCGATGGGTTCACGATGGTCGCGTTCCGGCAGGGCTTCAAGTCGCTCAACGAGCCGACGAAGGAAGTGGAGAAGCTCGTCGCCTCAAACGAGCTCGATCACGGCGGCAACCCCGTCGCGGCCTGGATGGCGTCCAACGTCTCAGTGGCGCAGGATCCCGCCGGCAACAAGAAGCCGGACAAGGCGCGCTCCGTGGATCGCATCGACGGTATCACCACCCTGATCATGTCGGTCGGCCGCGCGATGCTGCAGCCTGAGCCCGATGAGAGCAGCGTGATCATCGCGAGAGCCTAGAGAGGCCTATGAGCACGCTCACCAAGTTCGCTGCCGATTTTTCGAAGATTCGGCAGCTCTCGAGCGTTCGTCGATCGGTTTCGCGCGACTTGGCGCCGATGGAGGCGAAAAGCTTCGACGTCCTGACGATGGTGAAGGAAGGCTTCACGCCCAAAGGGATCCGGCCTGGCAGCCGCGGACAGGCCTCGGCCCTCGAGTCGAACGTCGCGATGGCGCCGGTCATGTGGGTGATGCGCACGTTCGGCGAAGCGCAGCTCCGGATGCAGAAGCGACGCGACGCGCGCGTCTGGGACTTCGTCGAGGATTCGGATCTCGAGATGCTGGTCGACGCGCCGAACGACTACTACGACGGCGACGCGCTCTGGAAGGCGACCGTACTGTCGTACGTCATGGACGGCAACGCCTACTGGTACAAGGTCCGGAATGCATACGGGGAAGTGATCCAGCTCTGGTACCTGCCGCACTGGTCGGTGCAGCCGGTCTATCCGCTCGATCGCCAGGACTTCATCAGCTACTACAGCTATTCGTCCGGTGTTTACACACCGCAGTCGGTGCAGAACCAGTTGGCCGTGCGCGACGTCGTGCACTTCCGCTTCGGCCTTGATCCGGAGAACCCGCGATACGGCCTGTCACCGCTGCGTGCGGTGCTCCGCGAGGTGATGACGGACGAAGAGGCGGCCGCGTTCTCCTGGTCGATTCTCCAGAACATGGGCGTGCCGGGCGTCGTGATCTCGCCGAGCAGCGACGCGTGGCGGCCGACGCCGGCGCAGCGCAAGGAGCTCGGCGAGGAGATCGAAGCGAGCTACGGCGGGAGCAAGCGCGGACGCACGCTCGTGCTCGATCGGCCGACGCGCGTCGACCAGTTCGGCTTCGACGCGAACAAGATCATGCTGCCCTCGCTCCGTGACATCTCCGAGGAGCGCGTCTGTGCGGCGATCGGCGTGCCGGCTGCGGTCGTGGGGTTCGGCGCGGGACTCCAGTCGACCAAGGTTGGCGCGACGATGCGCGAGCTCCGACGTCTAGCTTGGGTCCAGTGCGTCAACCCAATGCAGAAGTCGATGGGCCGCCAGGTCACGCGGCAGCTGCTGCCCGATTTCGTCGCGCAGACGCGGCGGTTCCGCGCGCGATTCGACGATTCGGACGTCTCGGCGTTCCAGGAAGACGAGGATCTCTTCACGAAGAGCGTCATGGCGAAGGTGCAGGGCGGCGTGCTTCGCGTCGATCGCGCCCAACAGATGCTCGGGCTCGAGGTGGACGACACACAAAAGGTCTACATCCGAGCCGCGAACGCTTCGATCGTCGACGAGAACGGCAATCCAGTGGGCGGCGCGGATCCGGCGCAGCAAGCTGGCACGGAAGACGGCGGCGGGAGCGTCACCGGCGACGATGCCGAGGGCGACGATGCCGAGGTCACGGGCGGCGCTGAGGATGGCGGGAACGATCCGGACGCCACCGACGACGGTCAGAAGATGCTGCGCGCGATCGCGAAGCGGCTACCGCCGCACCTGCTCGCGCCCGCGTCGAACGGAAACGGCAAACACTAACCCGAGCGAACGATGCCCGTCGTAGCGCTGGATCCAATCAAAGGATTGCCCGGTTCAGACTGTGTGAACGTCACGCCGAGCGACACGGACGACGTCGGCACGAGCGCGGCTGCATACCTGCTCATCGGCACCGCGGGGGCCCTGAAAATCACGACGGCAGCCGGGACGTCGCTCATCATCCCGTCAGCCGTCATCACGGCCATCGTGGCCAACGGCGGCCGACTCGACATTCGCGTGACGCGCGTGTGGAGTACTGGCACCGCCGCCTCCAACATCGTCGCCGTCTTCTGAGGCCCATCATGTCAGAACAAGCATCGAAGCTCCCGACCGCCGATAAGCCCCTCATCCGCGACCCGGATCTCGCGCGCGCGATCGAGGCCGAGCTCGAGCCGTTCACCGGCAAGCAGCTCGCGGCCGCGCAGACCGCGGTGCGCAAGGTCCACGCGTCGGGCCTCCAAGGGCCGTTCTCGGCCATCCTCGCCGCGTATCAGCAGGCGATTCGCGACGCGACGGCGCGCGCCCGCGCCGACTAACCACCGGAGCCATCAATGGTCCTGACCACCGAACGCAAGTCGCTCACCTTCACCGGCATTGAAGTCAAGGATGCCGCGACGGGTGAGATCGAGGCCTGCGTGGCGACGCTCGGCGTCGTCGACAACGACGGCGACTACATGCGCCCGGGCTGCATCGAGAGCGGATCGAAAGTGGTGATGTCGGACTACGGCCACTCGTGGGTGATCGGCGGCCAGCGCCCAGTCGGTAAGGGTGCCATCACCGTCACCGGCAACAAGGCGATGTTCAAAGGCCGGATCTTCATGGACACCGAGGCCGGCCAGGAGACGTACAAGACCCTCAAGGCAATGGGGCCGGATCAAGAGTGGTCCTTCGGCTACCAGGTGGTGACGTCGTCGAAGCCGAGCGATGACGAGCGGAAGCAGGGCGCCTACCGCTCCCTCGACAAACTCAAGTCCTTCGAGGTCTCGCCGGTCTTCATGGGGGCGGGTCTCGGTACGGGGACGACCAGCATCAAGTCGCAGGCGGACGGCCACACCGACGAGGTCATCATCGGCGTCCGCATCGCACCGTCGGCGATCCCGGAGCTTGCGAAGCACCTCGAGTCGATCGGTGCCAAGATCGCCAAGCGCGACGACGTCAGCCCGGGCACCGGCGAGCGCCAGTACGGCGACGTTCCGTTCGCCGACACCACGAACAAGAAGTACCCGATCGACACCGAGGAGCACATCCGCGCGGCGTGGAGCTACATCAACAAGGGCCACGACGCCGACAAGTACAGCGCCGACGACGTGCAGAAGATCAAGGACCGGATCATCGCGGCCTGGAAAGAAAAAATCGACCAGGACGGGCCGCCGAGCGCTGATGAGGGGAAGGAGACGCAGCAGAGCGTCGAGGCGAAGGCGGCGAATGACGCCGCCGCCGCGGAGTACGAGAAGTTCATGCGTCGGAGCCGCGACACCCGGTGACGGCGGCCGCCATCGAAGTGGCCGCGCCGTTCACGCTGCGCTGCCACCGCTGTTCGCACGCGATCGGTACGGTCCCTGGTCCGATGCGGGTGGTCGCGATGTTCAAGGCGTCCATTACGGCGCGCCTCGAGGTGCACCGCGACGAGGTCCGGCGCCGCTGTAACTCCTGTGGCTGGGTCCACGTGTTCTATCCGCCCGAGCTGCGCGGGCGAATCATCGAAACAAAGTCCGGCCCGATTGAGCGGGCGGGACTCAACAGACCGGGCCCTTCGACGGCCACTCACTCACCTCAGAGGAGAAGTGGCCATGCTTAGGTTCCTGGGCAGTTTGCTGGCGATGCTTGGAGCGCTGATCGCGCTCTTCGCACTGCCGACGTGGGTCGCGAAGGGACGCGGATCGACTGCCGATCCCATTCTGTTGCGAAAGCTCGGCGGTGTCTTCGGGGCGTGCCGGAGCGGCGCGAACTGGATCGTCGCCACGTTGCGTCCGGCCTCGCCGTCGATCGCCGTCACCGCGCTCTCACTGACGGTGGCGCTAATCGTGCCGCTGCTCGCGCTCGGCGCGATCGCCGGCGCGATGACGCTGCATCCGGCGGCCCTGTTGCACCCGGTCGCGATCAAGGGTGTCGGCGCTGCGGTGCTCGGTGAGACGGCCAGCAACGCCGTCGTCGAGACGCGACAGAAGTTCGAGGCGAAACAGAAGGAGCTGTCGGAAGTCCTGACGCTCGCCGCCGACGGCAACGCGTTCGATCTCGGACGCAAGGTCGTGCTCGAGAAGCTCGGGGCAGTTGATGCGAACGACGCCCTGGCGAAGATCAAGGGTCGCAACGTGGAGCTTGATGGCATCGCCGCCGAGTTGCGGGTGCACGAACTGAAGCTGGTCCAGTCGTCGATCACCGACCGCGACAACGAGCGGCGCCAGCCGTCGACCGGGACGCAGCTCATTCATCCCGCGACCGAGCTGAAGGCGAAGTCACTGGGCGATCTATTCACCGCGAGCGACGTCTACGTCAAGGAGTACCGCGGCGCGCGCCGGCGCGACATCCCGGTGACGATCGACATCGGCATCAAGCAGATCTTCTCGGAAGGCACGCCGGGCTTCCCGCCCGAGTCGGTGCGGACCGGTCTGCTCGTCGAGGGCGCCACGCGGCCGATCCAGGTGCTGGATCTGATTCCGACCCGGCCGATCAACCAGGCGCTCGACAAGTACATGGCCGAGACCACGCGGACGCACGCGTCGGCGGAAAAGGCGGAAGCCGCGGCCTACGCCGAGTCGACCTTCGTCTGGACCGAGAAGACGACGACGATCCAGAAGATCACCGACTCCGTGCCGGTGACGGACGAGCAGCTCGAGGACGCACCGCAGGTCTCGTCGCTGCTCAACTCGCGCATCATCTTCGGCCTGCGCCAGCGGCTCGACGGTCAGGTGATCAACGGGAACGGCACGTCGCCGAACCTGTCGGGCTTCACCGATACCACGCACCACACCGGGATCCAGACGCAGGCGAAGGGCACGGATCCGACGCTCGACGCGACCTACAAGGCGCTCACCCTCGTCCGCTTCACGGGTCGCGCGAACCCGAGCGCGTACATCTTCAACCCGAACGACTGGCAGAACATTCGCCTGACCCGCACCACGACGGGCGAATACCTGTTCGGCAATCCGTCACAGGCCGGCGCGACGACCCTCTGGGGTCTGCCCGTGGCGCTCGCCGACTCCCTCTCGGCCGGCACGATCATCACCGGCGACTTCCCGACCTTCTCCTACATCGGTGAGCGCCGCGGCGTCGAGGTGCAGATCGGCTACGTGAACGACGACTTCATCAAGGGCAAGCAGACGATCCGCGGCGATCTGCGCTGCTGCCTCTCGATCACTCGCGAAGCCGCGTTCTGCCTCATCACGGGCGTCTGAACTAGAACCCCGCGAGCGGGCGCCAACGTATCGGCGCCCGCTCCCCTCTCGACTTCTCTTTCGGAGTTCTCACATGGCACTCGAAGAAGGGACCCGCAACATCAAGGAATGGCGCGGGGACTACGACTTCTCGGTCGACGGCGGGGTGCAGGGCACCCTTACGCTGCGCTCGCCCGATGGGCCGATTCCCTCGGGGTCGTACATCATCGGCGGCATGCTCGAGGTGGCAACGATCCTCGGATCCGGCGGATCGTCCACCGCAGCGGTGCAAGCCGTCGCGGCGAACGATGTGGTCACCGCTACGGCATTCGGTTCATCGCCGTGGAGCTCGACCGGTCGCAAGAGCGTGACCCCTGCCTTCACGGGGGCGACTTCACTCAAGACCACGCAAGCGACGAACCCCGCGCTGGTCATCGCGACGGCGGATCTCAACGCTGGCAAGTTCACTGTCATCCTCTACTTCCGGTAACCGAGACGGTGCACAGCTTTCTCCGACGTCGGGCGGCGTGAATGGGACTCGTCCTCACCACGCCGCCCGCCGCCGAGCCAGTCACGCTGGCGATCAGCAAGAACCATCTGCGGATCGACTCGGATCTCTCGGCCGACGACGCGCTCATCACGTCCCTTCTCGTCGCCGCGCGCGAAGAGGCGGAAGCCTACACCGGCGCGTCGATCGTCAACCAAACGTGGACCGCGACGTTCGATGGCTTCCCCTGTTGGCGCGATTCAATTCGTCTCGCGCGTGGGCCCGTGCGAAGCATCACGTCGATCTCGTATGTCGATCCGTCCGGGGCGACGCAGACGCTCAGCTCGAGCCTCT